CTTGCTGTGATCGTATTTCCTCCTCACGATCTCTTGCTCTGATATCGTCAAGGTGTTCATCCATGTCTTCGAGTGCCATTGGGATCTCCTATTCCTATTCATCGCCCGCAAAAAGTGACCCGACGCCGATGCCGATTCTTGCGGCCTTCTCCCAGGGTGCCTCGGTTTCCTCTTCGGCCAAGTATCCTTGTAGTCTCTGCCCGGCCTCAAACTGCGCCGCACCCTGCTCCATCCCAAGCATCTCGCCGGTAAGCTGCCTTTGCGTTTGTTCGGCCCCAAGGTTTACCTCCCCGAAGCGTTGCTGTGCTCCGGTCATTGCTGCCATCTGTTGCGCTCGCATTCGATCAAGCATCTCTTGTTCCTGCAACTTCCGGGTAATCTCGTCCCGGCCTTGCTCCTGGCGGATCATTCCGATGTCTTGCTGCGCGGCCCTTGCGGCACCAGGACCACCACCCAGAAGCATGGCCCCCCTTCTCTGCTTGGCCGCAAGTTCGGCACTCATGGCTGCACCAATACGGGCACGTTCGCCAACACTCGTCTGCCTTCCGGCCAACTCTGCGGCCTGGGCCTCCATCATACCAATGCCGCCAGGTCTGCCCATCTGGGCGGCACCCTGCATTCCATGCACTCGTATTCGGCCTAGACGCTCCTGCTCCCCTTCGGTCCCAAAGTCCCCCCTGTCTACACCCTTGTCGGTTAGCCAGCTATACGAATCTTCCAGAAAACCCATTATATGCTCCTCGTGTCTGCGACTTTGAAGGTGCCGCGCTTGGTTCCAACTTCCAGCATCAACTCAGTGATCTCGTAGCCTTCGGCTAGGTACTCCCCAACTCTGGCAAGGTCTTCAAAATAAAACTTAATACTCTGGCACTTCTGCTTTGGCAGATGCGCCCTGAATTGGTAGGTCTGCGTTTCCATCCCGTCTGTAGCCGTGCCACTACCGAACGGAGTGCCATCACCAAATGCATCCGGTTGTGGATCTCCGAAGGTAGTCGGGGTGGTTGGTTCAAAGACTAGCCTTCTTTTTAGGGGCTCATAGTCATAAGAAACATCCAGCGCCAGCCGATGGCCAGACTTGAACTCGCCTAGAACCATCGCCCTCCGTACCCGCTGGAAACCCTGCAATGTGTTCAGCGCCACCCATGAAGTTTCGAGCCTTAACTGCACCCGCGCACCCGCATCACTAAAGTTGGTGGTTGATTCCTTGTAGACTTCCCCGTCCGTGCGACCGTAACAATAGAGATTATTCCAGTACGTTGCCGATGTACCCTGATGGTTGGTGAAGGTAGACCATTGTTTGAAATGGTAGTCATACAAAAGCGTCCGGCTATCCGATGACAAGAACACCACCTGATTCCGATCTAGCGCCACCGACGCCCTTGTTATTGTGGCCCCGTTGTATGCCTCAACTTCTGCCCCGATATAACCAACCTGATACTGCTTCGTGATGATATAGATTCCCTTGTTGGACTGGAACATCATCCCAAGCGGTGTCGAAACAATGCTTTTCTGGTTCTTACACCCCACATCGCTCGATATAAGTTGCGCTGGCCCAAACTGGCCAAAGCCTAGATTATTCGGCCCGTCCCCGGTAATGGCATAGATCGCCCTTTCCTTGAAGACGATAAGATTGTTAGCCATGACACGAAGGCCGGTAATCGCACCGCCGTCCTCCGGTATCGTAAGCATTAGGCCATCGTGGAAATCTACGGCCCGGCCTGTGAAATGTTGCTTTGAATACTGTATTTGAGAGGTATCCTCGAAGCCCGCCAACCATATCCGATCTTTCCCCTCCGCAATAATGGATGCGGCCGGTGGTGGAATGTTGTCCAGTTCACCAGAATTAAGGTAATCAACTTCCCTACCGATGATCACGCTGTCGGCCAGTGCATCTACAAACGTCACCGTGTTTACGATAGTCGCGCCCGATAGCGTAGTATTCGGAATATACCGATTATCCCCCGTGGTGGTTGTCGGGTCATCACCAGACACCTTGTAGAATGGGCTATTCGCGCCAGGTGTGTGCTCCGTGCGGTACACCTCAAAATGGGTGTTTGATTTGTTGGTGTGTTCGATTGTTTGAATCGTGAGGGTTGCCTCCTGGCCTGCGCCGGTGGTGTTAGTCTTCACCGATGCGGCGGTCGTTGAACGCTCCTTTTCACCGTTTGCATTCGTCCAGGCTAGGTACACTTTATAAAAATAGGTTTTGTCGCTGGTATACGATAAGGCTCCACCAGACCCGCCGCCCACAACTACTGTGAAATCCTCCGGGTAGTTATGGAGGCCCGCCTCTACGATCTGGTTCCCGTCATACTGCCAGATCTGGCCACCGTTAAAGTAAGCCGTTCTCCCCACCTGAACCATTTCGTGGGACTGCGGGGATTGGTGTTTCATGAGGAACCTTTTTAGCCCCGGCGCTGTGTAGATCGCCACTAACGTACTCGTGGCGGTTCCCGCTAGATCTGCATCCGTCGTATCGATGCGCTTCCGATACCCACCCACCCACTGGTGGACACCGCCCCCCAGGTTTTGCACACCTGGAAGATGCTTCTCCGTTACCAGGCCCCGCGCCAGCCCCGGCTCCATCTTAGCAATGAGTGTGCCGTCATCCATGTAGGTGTAGTATGTCGTTTGGAGTGTTGAGGCGTGTACTAAATTAACGTGTACGTCGTTTCCGTCTGACCATGCTTTCGACGCCAGGCCCGCATGAATCTTGAAGGGGGCACCCGTCAACACCGTGCCCAGGTTTGTGATGACTGCCTGGCGTACAAAGTGGTTGTAGTCAATTGAATCGCCGTCGTCATCTTCACCGGGGTTTACCACAACAACCTTCGTTTCATAGAAGACATGCAAAGGATAATCGTTGGCAAGCGTTTCGGTTTCTTCCGCCGTGAATGGGGTTGTATGGGCGAAGCCACCTGGGAAGACGGCCGTCACCGCATCAACAAACGGAGCCGTGAGGCCCGTGTTATTGGTCAAGTGCATAAGATTGCCAGAGCCATCCCGGAAGTCCCCGTTAAAGCGCCAATAGCCCTTGGGGTTTGATTGGGTCGTCGTTATCTCTGTGTAGACATTAGCCAGAATCTCGGCGGCGCTGCGTTCAGCGTCCCAGATGCGAACCTCGGAAATCTGCCCATCAAAATAATTAGTATGTGTTCCGTTCTCGCTGCCGATGCGAAGGTCGGCCGCTGATGCTTGTGACGTTGTATCTGTTAGACCCGTGGTAGGGGAGCCAATTGCTGCGCCATCCTTATAAAACACAACCTCGCCCGCTGACTTGTCGTGAACAACTGCCAGGTGATACCACCTGTTGATTCCAATGGCGGCGGGGGTGCTAGCAGTTACATAGTTACCGGCTGCATCACGGCAACCAAACTGTAGAAGATCCGGTGTTCCATTCACAAGCCGGAAATAGTAACCCTTGTTTCCCGTTGTGTTTTCGTCCCTGGAAACAAACGTCATCTTGTTGCCGCTAGTTGGTAGGGCTTTGAATTTCACCCAGCATTCGATGGTTATATCGTCATAGATCGCCAAGGAGTCCGTGGTGGTGCTCGTTGTTATAGATGCGTACCTGCTACCACTGGCCAGGAGATCAAGAACACGAACAAACGGGCGCTCATACGGATCACGTTTGAACGCACAGGCTATATTCACAACATCGGCGGCAGTCAAAACCGGATCTAGTATCTCAAGGAAGATGGTTTGAAGGATCGCACCCTCGACAATCATCGCCTTAACACCCTCCCCGTCGTTATGCCACACTACGGCCACGTTCCCGGTGTTTGGTTCTGCGATAACCGTGAGCGCATTGTCAGCGTTTTCGATGAAATCCTGGTCCCTGATTGGTAGACCTGTGGATGTGTAACGGCTGATCTTCAATTTCAGGGTTACATGGGTCGTGCGGTAGACAAGATAAGCAGAATCCCCATTCGCACATACGTCATAGAAGGTGGGACTCCCATCCAGGTCTGTTATTAGCACCGTCTTGGTAAACCCGTCCCTCACCACCGCATCAACATTCGCCGGGGATATGATCGTGCGTATGATATTAGTGCCCTGGACACCGTAAACATGGATGAACGAACCAACCGCCACCACCCTCGGCTTGGTAAGGGTGAAGTGGTAGACGCCGGTAAAATAAACCGTTCCCGTGTCCTCGTTTACAATCGCCATGTTGACGGCAGTGCCGTTATGCTCCCACGCATAGACCGTCACCCCGTCAACTGTGGCGCAGTCGGCTAATCCTTGCTGTTCGTCGGTTTCGGCAATGGTTTTCGTGTTGATAACCACCGACTTAAACCGACCACGGTCCACCCACTTCTCCTCGGCTGGCGCATAGCTCATCAATCGCTCATCATCCACAAGCAGAAGTTCGTTGTCTACCGTATGTAGCGCACGGGCCGAAGTCGGCCCCGATGTGGAGGCCAGGATGTCATCCGTCATCTTGTCATAGCCGTTGCGCTTCACGATGGACCCGCCCTTCGTGAACACCCCATTTTCCAGGTTGGCGAGTTTCGTTGGTGGCAGTGCCTTAGAGTCTGTTTTAGTGTCCAGACCTTGAGCAATCGGTAACGAAATATTTTGCCACTTCATCGCCATAGATCACGCGGTCGCCTTGTATGTCATTTGGAACACCACCTGGGTCGGGAAGTCGGCCCCACTGGTTGCCGAGTCTGGAATTATAACGTTGAACGCACCGCCAGGCGGGACTACATGGGTCCTAAATTCGCTCGTTCCCACCATCGGACCCGCACCCGCGTCACCAGTAACTTTCGTCGTTGACATAACCCCAAGTACAAACTGCACCGTTGTATGCCCACCGAACACTACCGGAGTGACCGGCCAATACTGTGCATCCGTTCCACCATTGTAGGGGAAGGCCGCACAAGTCCCCATTCCCACAATGTAGTCCTCTGGATCAGTCATACCGCTCAATGTCCCGGCCGCGCCACCTCCGCCACCCGCATGGGCCGCATATGGTAGGCCCTCGATTCTTATGGCCCCGGTAACTTCACCACCTGAATCTTGGTAAAATCTGATGTTTGCCATTACCGTGACCCATGGCCCAACCTTCTGAACAAAGGCGATCCGTTGTAGGTAGTTAATATCGGCAGTGCTGTTGTTGAGGTAGAGAACCGGAGTCCAGCCGAGATCGGTTGTGGTCGTGGTCGTGGTCCACGCGGTTCCCTGGTCCTCGTAGTGCGCCAAGACTGAGTTACCAGGGGCCGAGTTCTTTACGGTAATTCCGCCTGTAAAATTCATTTGCCCCGTAAGTGTGCTGGTCGGGGCTAGGGTCAAATCACTTCCCGCCGTTGTTCCGGCAATAACTTGGTTTCCCGTTCCCTTATCTGTCGGCATTATTATGTTGTATGTTGCAACGCCGGAGGGGGCTTTTATCGTGACCGCATTAGATGATGCCGACTCGTACCTTAGCTGGATCTGGCCACAATTCATCTTCGCGGGTTTTGCCGGGGTTGAGTCATCAGAGAAGGTATATAAATCGGTTGAATTGGAGTAGGTGACAGAGGCGGCCGACGAAGGATAATCACCGCCAATTCCGCCCGTTGATAGGACATTCACCGAACCACCAGAGGTGATCTGGATGGATGTGCCGTTTGCATCAACAAAATATAGATCGTTCCCGGCCACTTCCAGCATGGAAGCATTAGATGCACCCGAAGAAGCCCCGTCCACGTTTGGCGTAAACCTGGCACCACCCATGCCCGTTATCTTGTAGCCACCAAACGCGAAATCCTGGTTTACCGTGATCTCACTCGGAACGATGGCCGCCTCCAGGTCTGCCTCTATCTCGTCACACCATGTAATCAGCTCCGATGCCCAGGTCGGTCCTACGGTGCTTCCGACGGTTGGTAATGTGCTCGTTATTGCTACTCCTGGCATCTGTATCCTCCTAGAAAACCCACAAACTCGTTGTGAAGGTGGCGGTTGCCGTGCCCGTCGTCAAACGAAGCCAAAGCTCCTCATCCTCTTTTTTGTTGCTAACTTGGTCGTCCGAAAAATTGCCAACCGTCACATTATGATGAACAACAATCCACCCCCGCAACTTCCTACCCAAACCATGCCGGACCCTGGTGATTGTACCCTCTTTCACACTTATGTTTTCCAGAAGTCGGCCCTGGAGGATAGGAACATCAACCATCTCATTAAAGCGGTCAACAACGGGCTCAATAGCCTGGGTTATATCCGCCTCCTGTGACCATATCTTTGCTACCTTTTTCATCGTACGCCCGAACGCCTCCACCAGTCACCCGGTCCCGATCCCGCACCACGGACATCGACAATGCGGCGCGGTGTTGACCATGCCCTGTTTTGAACCATTTCCTCGATGCGAGCGCGAATCCGTTCCAGGTCACGCTCTATAGAGGCTGTAGATGATTCCTCTTTCTGGAGCATCTTTTTGGCCGCGTCCACAATGATAAACTCTTCCCATCCTGATACACCGTCAACCGTGTCTGAATCGGCGGTGAGATCGGCCGGGGCCGGGATATAGATGTGCCGGTATGTCCCACCCGATGGGGCTGGAAGAAGTGAAAGGTTTGATCCCTGCGGCGAGTACACCGTGGCGTCACCTGACGAGTTCTCGAAGCTGTGCCGCTCTGTGATCATGTACTCGGTTAGCGGGTAGTAGTCGGAACCAGATTGCCGGTCTACCCGTATCGTTCCATAGTAGTCGCTTGGGAGCGCATAGGCTTCCACGCCGTTACCCGTGATCGTCTGCGTGGTCGGGGTGAAATAGATTAGCCCAGACTGAACCAGAAGATCATAAAGCTCTGTATAGGATGCCGAGATGTACCCGTTCAATTCGCTATCGGTGACGAATGATGAGTTCACCATATCGCTGCGTTCTCGTGCTTTCGTTCTGAGTTGCAAAAGCGTAAAAGTACGGGCCATCTCGCTCTCCTAGTCTCTATCGTAATCGCGGGACAAATCTTGAAATGACAACAGAGCATCCACTCTCGCATCATCATCCTTGGCATTCGCGAAATCTCTCGCGGCTGCTTTTAGATCGTCCCGTTCTGTACCTTTGGGTTTTGTCTTCCTTTTTAGCAAACTGGCCGGGGGCTTCTTGCCCCCGATCAGTAAAGCTAACATTCCAACACCTTTAGGCATTAGGGAGTCACCGTTGTATTGCGGAACACTGCCGTAAAGTTTACATAGCAATTCCCCAACACATCTGCCAGAGCAGGAGTACCCGCCGCATTGTAACTATAAATAGTCAACGTTGGGCTTGCTGCTGCGGTATACGTTGATGTGAGAACCGTAAAGCCCGCCACATCTGCCGGGGTGTCTGCTTCCAATGAAACCGTACACGAAATGAATGCCGCGTACTGGTCGTCAAAGGTGAGCGTATATTTACCCTCGGTGACATACGCAACTGACCACCCAGGTGGGCTTGTTATCGGAAGCGTCCCCATGGCACCGTTAGCGCCCTGGAACCTCCCTGATATAATGACATACGCTTTTCCGTCAGCATGTACGTCGTATAAAGTTGTCTTAGACATAGTTGCCTCCTTTCAGGCTAGTGCTAGATAGCGAAAACGCCATTCCATGCAGGAGCAACACAAGCCAACTCACCCCAATAACGGGCACGAACTTCGATGCCATCCGCTGCGGATTGACGAAGTGCGTTGTTCCCGTCGAGAGTATCGATATGTGGGAACCCGTCTAAATGGTGAATAGCCCATGTGTCCATCTGGAGGCAGTAGCCACGATCTGAAGGACAATCCGGGTCGGGGTGTACCATTACGGGACCAGCCGACGTATGAATTTGAACTCCACCAAAACCAACATCTGCTTTTCCGCCCGCGCCATCATACTCAACTTTGGTTCCAAGACCTTTGATCAAGTTGTTAAAGTTGCCGTGAGAGATAAAGCATTTATCAGGTGCTCCACCAGCGCGAACGATGCTCTCGGAAAGCGTCAAGATATTCTCTTCGATGCTGTTTCCGGTTGCATTCAAACGATGTCCAGCCAAGCGAGTAGGATGAACGGAGCGATCAACTCCGAAGAAACTCTCACCGCCGCTCGGCGTAGTCAACGGAACCCACGCCGCAAGACCAGTCATCTTTAACTGGGTCCCAGCCGGAACCGTGTCACCTACGGGAAAGACATAATCCAGATACTCAATGTCGCCATCAAGGTCTGCTTCAAAGGTGATGACACCTGTTTCCTCGTTAACCGCACTGCATACGTTGTACCGAAACGTGGTTCTTGGGGTAGAGCCATCCGAACCATCGGCAAATTCGTAAGTCATGCCTACCGAGAAGTGGCGAGCATCGTCATGGTTGACGCACTCAAAAAAGTCGGTTCCACCGGGTACGTTGGTTTCAGACTGGGCGATTGCGCCATATCCACCACGGTACAGCGAATG